ACCTGCGCGGCGCGGACCTGCGCGGCGCGGACCTGCGCGGCGCGAACCTGTACGACGCGAACCTGGGCGGCGCGGACCTGGGCGGCGCGAACCTGGGCGAGGGCATCAAACTCATCGGCTCGCCGCCCGTCCTGCAAGTCGGCCCGCTCGGGTCGCGCAACGACACTCTGATTGCCTTCAATACCAGTGCCGGCATCAAGATCCGCGCGGGCTGCTTCTTCGACTCGCTGAATCTGTTCGAAGTCGCGGTTGAGGAAACGCACGGCGACAGCGCACACGGACGCCATTACCGCGCCGCCATTGCGCTGATCAAGGCGACTTTCAACGGGGCCACGTCATGAACATCAGCATCTACGGCACCCCCGAATACCGCGCAGCCGAATGCCGCTGGGATGGTCCGATCCCCGCCGAGGAAATCGCGCGGATCGAGGCCATTTATCGCCGCCAGCCGACCGAGCTTGAGCGCGCCGAAGCGATGGCCAAGCAGGCGTTCGACGACGTTGCCAGCGCGAAGGAACGCATGAACGCGGCGGAAACCCTGGCAGCTAGGGAAAATGCTCTCGACGATCTGTGCAGCGCGGAGATCGTGTTGCGGCATTGGTCGGAGCGGGTGGCGCTGTTGCGGGCGGAGGGCATGCGGAGGGCTGGGGAATGAGCGAATCGCTCCTATCGATCAACGCGATCTATCTGCGCGACAGGATTACCCTCGCGCCGGGCGACCGGCTGCACCGCCTCGTCGCTCGCCTCTTGGACACATGGATCGACGATCTCACGGACGAACGAATCGTCGAGCTCGAGCGCCTAATTGACACGTTCCGACGGACCCATGCCGATGGTCAGCGGCTCCACGCGCTGCGGGCGGAGGCTCGGCAATGATCGGCACCTTCACCTTCTCACTGCCCTACATGGTCGCAGGCGCCAACGCGGCGGAATTCACCATGCGGTGCCGCTACGATGTGTCGCTGGGCAGGCCCGCGCGGTTTGCCGGGCAACGTCTTTGGGGCGACCCGGGCGACGATGCCTATGTCAACCAGATCGCCGGCATTCAGGTGTCTTGCCAGCAATGGGACGCCGACCGTCGCCGGCTCGTCGAAACGTGGCTGACCCCGCCGGACGATCTGCTGGCCCGTGCCGAGGCGCATCTCGAAACGCTGCATGACGACGTCCTCCAGGAGGCGGCTCAGTTGCACGCCTACGAGGCCGACGAGCACGCGGACATGATGCGCGACGTTCGGGCCGAGCAGTCGCGCGAAGTGGAGGCCGGACGATGACCGCCCGCCTCACGACCGAGCAGTTGGATGCGCTGGAGCGGCTGGAGAAGGCTGCCAGTCCGGCCGGGTGGTGCGTTGAAGATGGCACCGACCTTGTGTGGGGTCGATGCAACCCAGACGACCACAGCACTTATGGCATGGGCTATCCAATTGTAACCGGGATTGCGCCGCGCCCGTACACGACCTACGAGCCGCAATGGCCTGCCCGCGTTGCAAACGCCTCTCTTATCGCCGAATCCCGCAACGACCTCCCCGCCCTCATCGCCGCCGCCCGGAATGAGGCGGTGTTGCGGGGGGCTTTGGAGGCGATCGCCGATTGGCAACAGTGGGATTTGCCCGAAGGCGTGTCGGCAATATCGTGCGCCGCTCTGGCCGCCCGCAAAGCCCTGGGGATCGAATCATGAGCCAGACCGACATTTGCGATGGTGTCTGCCGCTGCCCGGCCGGATGCGATTTTGACGAACTGGAGATCGGCACGGAAAACCAAAGCTTCGCGGCGCTGATCAGAATCCCGCTTCAAAAGATTCGCTGCGGAAAGTGTGGCTTTTCAGCGGAACCGGCTGCGGGCCGCGAAGGAGCGATCAAGGCGTGGAATGCAGCTTCCAGGGCGGCCCACACCTGCGCCGCCAACAATTGCGGCAAATCATGACCCTCGCGCCCATCACCCTCGACGCCCAAGCCCTCGCCGTCACGCTCGCTGCGTTCGGCGTGTGGATGGTCGTCGGGCTGATGGCGTGGCTGCTGGCAGGAAAGGAGATCCGTTGATGGCGAATACCAATGAATTCGAGGCGCTCATTCCGCAAGCAAAGGTGCTCGTCGGGGCCTATTGGGGGCCGATGATGACCGACGTGCTGAGTTTCAACCGACCGTGGGTCATCAGTCACAGCGCGCGCAAGGGCCTGGATGCTCTGGTCGCGGCTGGCTACCTGACCATGTCGCCGCGCAATGACCACCCTAAAAGCCCGCTGGAGTGGCGCCCGACTGACAAGTTGCGGACAGAAAAGCCGCGGATCTCGCCTGCCTTCATGAAGGAGTACGGGCGGTTTCCTATGACGGATGAAAGCCTGCCGGAGCCGGTATTGCCGAAGCGTCAGAAGAAGGGCGCCAGGCAATGACCAAATTCGACCTCAACAAATGCCCACGCAACGAGCAGGGCCACTACCTCTGCCAGACGCGCGATGGACGGCCTGCGCGGGTAGTTTGCGTGGATGCGAAGGGTGAGCAGCCCTTGGCCACCCTCATCAATATCGGCCCTGGCCGGAACCGGGAAATAGCTGTCCGCCATAACCCGAGCGGCGCATGGAGGATATCTGGCGAGCCTGCCGATGAAGACCTCGTCAACCCCCCCGTCAAGCGCGAGGGGTGGATCAACATTTATCCGGATAGCGGCAAGCACCACGTAGGCGCCGTGCATGACACCAAGGACGCCGCGAACTACGACGCCACTGCGGACCGCATCGCCTGCATCAAAATCGAGTGGGAGGAATGACCATGCGCCGCCGTTTCAGGAATCCGCTCGAACCAATCGGGACCGCTGTTGTCGCGCTGTTCGTCACCGGCATCATTGCCGGCGCGGTGATCGGCCTGCCTCTGGTGCTGCCATGACCTACGCAATCAACGACCGCGTTTGGCTGCGCGAGCATCAGACGCACGGCAGGATCTACGCGCTGCCCAGCTTCCTTCGTCGCTCTTACATCGTCCGCCGCATCGACGGCAGCTTGTGCGGCGCTTCGGCCGATGACATGGCGCCGGCTCATCCGGTCCGCGCCGAGGATGCGCCGGCGCATTTTGGCGGGGTGGTGGCATGAACGTCGAGATGCACCTTATCCGCGCCAAGCACGAATGGGCCTACATCGTGGCGGACGACGCGACGGGCGTTTTCCTGGCGCATGGGTCGTTCGGCTGCTTCGCGCACACATGGCCGCCGCAGCATCGAAGCGAGCCGCTCCTGCAATTCCTGACCAGCCTTGATTGCGACTACTTCATGAAGAAGGCGCGCAATGCCAAGCACATGGTTTTCGACCACAAAGCCACGGCGCGCGCGCTCAAGTCGGCGCTGTTGGAAAGGCGCAGGCACGGGGCCATCAGCAAAACCATCGCGCGCTGTTTGCGGGATCTGGTCGAAGACGCCGCGGACCAGTGGCCGACAAGCGAAGAACGGTTCATGGAAAGCCTATACGCCGATTATGACTGTTACAAGGTTTTCGGCCCTGACATGTACGACATGGTCCGGCGTGAACTAGCCCCCGACTGCAAGGGCTTCTGGGAAACCATCTGGCCGGAATTCCTCAAGAAGGTCGCGCAGGTGCCCGCATGATCCGCCGCCTCATCACCCGCTTCCTCGCCCGCCTGCTGGTCGATGCCGGACGCGAGACGCGGCGGCTTGGGCGAGCTAAAGGCAAGTCGCCGGAATACCTGAGCACGCATGCCCGCCTGAGAAACGAAGCGCCGCCGCGACAGACACGCAGACGGAGGTTGATGCTGTGACCGACTTCCCCGAACTGTTCGACCTACTGGTGGAGTCCGCCGGCCCGGCAAAGATCGTCCGCAACGGCGCGACATACCATTACGACATCTACCAGGGCACGGACGAATGGTACGCGGCACGTCGCGGCATCCTGACTGCCAGCGAAATGAGCCTGATCCTGACGCCGACGCTCAAGGCCGCGAACAACGACAAGACGCGCGCGCATCTGTGGGAATTGCTGGCCCAGCGGATCAGCGGATACGTGGAGCCGCGCTACATCGGCGACGAGATGATACGCGGCCACGATGACGAGTTGCGCGCCCGGAAACTCTATGCCGAAAAGTTCGCGCCGGTCGAAGAGGTTGGTTTTGTCACGCGGGATGAATGGGGCTTCACAATCGGCTATTCCCCGGATGGCTTGGTTGGCGACGACGGCCTCATTGAGATCAAGTCCCGCCGGCAGAAGTTCCAGGTCGAAACCATCCTGCAGAACGCACCGCCGGCCGAATATCAGATCCAGATCCAAACCGGCCTCAAGGTCACGAGCCGACAATGGTGCGATTTCATCTCGTATCACGGCGGCCTGCCGATGGTGGTTTATCGCGTTCACCCGGACCCGAAAATGCAGGAGGCCATCGTTGAAGCCGCCGCCGCATTCGAGGCCACGATTGCCGAAAAAATGGACGCCTGGCGGGAAAGGATCGCGACCGATGCTGCGCTGATCCCGACCGAGCGCGTCATTGAGCAGGAGATGTACGTAGCATGACGATCATTCGCGTCATTGACTTCGAGACGACCGGAGTCGAGCCGCCGGCAGAGGTTTGCGAGGTCGGTATTTGCGACCTCGATTTGGATGCCGGCACTATCGCGGAGCCGCGCACGTGGATGTGCGGCGTCAAGGAGATGCCGCCCGAGGTCCGCGCCGTCCATCACATCTCGCTTGCCGATTGCGAGGGGTGGGCGCCGTTCGACCCGTCGCTGATGTTCCGCGATCCCTGCAATGCGATCGCCGCTCACAATGCGGATTTCGAGACGAAGTTCTTCACGCCGCCGATCCCGGTGATTTGCACCTACAAGGCCGCGCTGCGCGCGTGGCCGGACGCGCCCAGCCACAGCAACGGCGCGCTCCGGTATTGGTTGCAGGACCAGGGATTGATTGCGCCCGATCACGTGAAGACGCAGCCGGCGCACCGCGCCGGCCCCGATGCCTACACGACCGCGCACATCCTGCTGGCACTGCTCAATGCCGGCCATACCGGACGCCAGATGGTCGCGTGGACCAAGGAGCCGCGCCTCCTGCCGAAATGCCCGATTGGCCAATATCGCGACAAGCCGTGGTCCGAGGTTGAGGCCGGCTTCCTCGGATGGATGCTTCGGCAACCGACGATGGACGCGGATCTCAAATGGAACGCCGAGCGCGAAATCGCGCGCAGATCTCAGGGAGCGCAAGCATGACCGACCTTTCAGCCACCATCGCCCCTCGTTCCGACCAACTCAACTCGGACGATCTGATTGCCGGCCCGCGCACGATCACAATTACCGCCGTCAAAGCGGACCCTGGCAGCCCGGAACAACCGATCGCCATCTACTTCGAGGGCGACAACGGCAAGCCGTACAAGCCCTGCAAATCCATGCGGCGCGTGATGGTCAGCCTGTGGGGCGCTGATGGCGCGGTCTATCCCGGCCGCGCGATGACGCTGTACCGCGATCCGGACGTTCTGTTCGGCGGCATGAAGGTCGGCGGCATTCGCATCTCCCACATGACCAATCTGGACAAGCCGGAAACCCTGGCCCTCACCGCATCCAAGGCCAAGCGCGCGAATTTCACCGTGCGCCCGCTTGCGGCGCCGACGAAGGGCCCGACGCAGACCGCGACGAAGCCGAGCCCCGAACAGATCGCGGACCAGATCATTGCCGAGATTGCCGCCGCGCCCGACCACGCCTCGCTTGGCGATGTGCTGGCCACCCGCGACAAGCCGGTTGCGTGGATGCAAGGCAAGCGGCCCGATCTGCACGCGAAGATCACCGCCGCCATCACGCAACGCCGCCTCGACCTCAACGGCATTCCCGCCGACGACGAATTCCCCGATTTCGAATCTGCGCAGGTCGCCCCCCCGACCGCGCAGACAGCCTCCGCAGACGGTCATCGTCCCCCCGATGGCGCTTCGTCTGCGGAGGCGCCCAAACCCCACCCCATCAACATGCCCGTAGTCGACCACAAGGATCATCTTGCGTTCCTCGTGGCATTCGAGGCGATGGCGGGCACGAGCACGACCGCAGCCGAACTGCGCGCGTGGGAAGCCGAGAACCCCAAAGCCCTCGCCGCCTGCGCCAATGCCGGGAAGCCGTATCGCGAGATGCGGGCACGGCTGGATGCGTTGCGAGCGCAGTTGGATGGGGGTGAGTGATGATGTGCTATCGAGACCGCGTTTACTGCTCTGCGCCATGCGCGAACAGCAAGTGCCCTCGCTGCGTGACGCCAGAGATTGCGGCTGCTGCAAGACATGTGGACCTGCCCATCGCATACGCAGACCTTCGCTGCGACGATTTCCAGCCTGACCCGGCAATTCAGCGGTTGGAGGGGTGATGGCTGAGAACAGCACGATCGAATGGACGGACCACACTTGGGTGCCCATCGCCGGCTGCGACGCCATCTCGCCGGCATGCGCTTTCTGCTACGCCGCGTTGATGGCTGCGCGCCTGGAGGCGATGGGCAACGCGAAATATGCCGGCCTCGCAACCCGCCACGGCAACATCGGCAAGTGGACCGGCAAGGTGAACCTGTCAGAGGCCGACGTGGTCAAGCCGCTGCACGTCAAGAAGCCGGGCCGGTGGTTCCTGACCAGCATGGGCGACGTGTTCCACCGCAAGGTGCCGTTCGACTTCCTGGACCAACTGTTCGCCGTCATGGCCCTGGCGGACCGGCATACCTTCTACGTGCTGACTAAGCGCCTCGACGTGGCCGCCGAATACCTGGGCCCCAGCCCGGAGCTGGGGGGTATGACCCGCGATGTGATGGTGGAGGGCGAGGCCCAGGCGATCCATCACAAGCGCACGGGCGAGGACCCGTCCATGTGGCTGGCGGTCCATTGGCCCCTCCCCAACGTCTTCATCGGCTGCACCGTCGAAGACCAGGAGCGCGCAGACGAACGCAACCCCTACATGCGCGACATCGCGGCAGCCGGCTGGCGGACTTTCGTCAGCTATGAGCCTGCGCTTGGCCCGGTCGACTGGTCAGAATGGGGCTTCCTGTCATGGCTGATTTCGGGTGGCGAGAGCGGTCAGAAGGCGCGACCTTCGCATCCGGATTGGCATCGGTCGGCGCGGGACTTCTGCCAGGCGCGCGGGATTCCATACCTGTTCAAGCAGTGGGGCGAATGGCTCGATGAGCGGGATGCGACCATGCGTCACATGGCGCCCGGCCCCTCTATGTATGACGGAGAGGGGATGCCGAAGGGGCCGTGCTGGCACTTCTACGACGGCGAAGACGTCCTCGGCGGCGCAATGATCCGCGTCGGCAAGAAAGCCGCCGGCCGCCTGCTTGATGGCCGGGAATGGAACGAGATGCCGGGAGCGCGGGAATGACCAATCCGCTCGCCCCCAACCCCACCCTCACCGCGCTGTACGCCAAAGCCGACGAGTTGGCATTCGATTGCCTCTACGCATGGGCGGCAATCGAAGCGATCGAACGGGAACATGCGGAAGTGCAGCGCGAGATTGAGCGGTTGCAGCAGGAGGAAAAGGGGAATGGCTGACTTCGAGCAGATTGCGCGGGAGATTCACCCGGACGCCATCGAGCGGCAGTCTTTCAGCGCGTCCATTGCGTTGCGTGAGAAGATCGCAGCCGCCCTCCGTGAAGCCCACGCGGCTGGGGTTGCGGCCGAACGGGAGCGGTGTGCGGGGATTATCCGGCATGGCGTCAAGTTCACCCCCGCGTGCGGCCAGGGCGTCGCAAACCTACATCAACGAGACGTGCAGGGCACTGGAGGCAGCCATCCGCGCCGGTCGACCCCAGCCCGAGGCGACATCATGACCCGCATTTTGATAGCCGCAGGCGTGGCAATGGCGGCCGTCTTGTTGGTCGTCGCAGCGCTCATCATCCTGACGTTACCGATAGTCCTGTTTCCCGAATGGATGTCCTGGATAGCGGTCGGCGAAATGCTGGCAATCCTGTTCGGCATCGCTTTTGTCAGCGCCTACAAGCACACGAAAGGCAAGTTATGAGCGACATCAAGGAGCGGCTGCGCAAAATCTTCGAAGCTCCGACCAGCGTCATGGGCGGTGAGAGTTTCGCCATCGACGTGCGGGATATTCGCGACGCCCTGGCCGAGATCGAGTGGCTGGAGGCGGAGGTTGAGACGGTGCGGGCTCAGAATTTCATGACGCGGGGAGATTTGTCGTCTGTCCGCGCCGAACGGGATGCGGCCCGCTCCGCCCTCACCAAGGCACTCAAGCAGGCCCAGGACTTTCGTGCCCAGGTCGAGACGATGCGGGCGGCGCTGCGGGCTCTCATGAACAGCGTCGGGCAGCCGGAGAGTGACGGCGCGGACATGCGCGTCTGGGAAATGTGCGTCGAAGCCCTCTCCACCCCACCCGCCGAGACCGAGACCGACGAGGCGCGGGATGAGCGGAGGGCGCGGGCCATCGACGAGGAGGCCTTCGAAGATTATGACAAGGCGCGGAAAGAGTATTTGTCCCAGCACAACCCAGGGACCACTGAAGAACTTTTTCGGCACCGTCACCACGAGACCCTGCGCCGTATCAGGGACGCGCGGAATGCAGCCCGCGCCATCGC